TGTGAGAATTGCTATCGAAACCTATAATTCTTCTAAGTCTTTAAAGAAAGTTGCTGAAAGCAACATAGAAGAAAGCGAAAGATTAATTAAGGCTAAGATGGGCAACAATACTTATGCTGTGTGTGGTGAACATAAAGTAACCTGGAAGAACACTGTCATTAAGGCAAAACCAGAGAGGGTTATACCTGCTGTTGCAGAGAGTGTTGGTAATCGTAGGTTTTCTATGAGAAAGATCGACTCTTAATAATCCATCTCAAGAAGAAGGGCGATGTTTCTCATTGCCCTTTTTTTTACTTGAGAATAATAACGTGAGTTTTCTATTTCGTAAGCTGCACCTTCAAAATCTTCATCCAACAAGCAGCTGATCATATTCTTGAATTTCATAAGGCCTTTGATTCCTAAATTGAAAGTCATGTCGCAAATAACTAGCCTGGCATCGTGGGGCAAATATTGCCATTCTGGAAATTCTCTATTTAAGCCAGAAATAACTTCATCGATATCATTCTCCAGGAGATACATGATTTCATCTTCGCGCAGGCCAACCGTATCAAGATTTCTCCCCACGCCAACCGAGGTGTAGTTTTTACTGCATAAATACGGTTTACTCTTTACGCCCTCATTGACCATCAACATATTTTTGAGTGCTTCTCTCAGTTCTGTTGTGGCTCCAATGTTTTTCATTTGCTAAAGAATTTGGTTGCGCTTTTAATACCAAAAGATGCAGAGACAATAACTCCCAGGGTGTACTTGTACCAATCAGGAGTTTGTTCCAGGGCGCGAAAGCCGTCTTCCACATATTCAACTGTGAAAGGAAAGAAGCACAAAAAGAGGGGTATTGAAAATATCAGGGTCAGATATTCATCTTTCCAGGAATCATTAGATCCCTTAACGGCTTCCACGTCCCATTCTATCTCTCCAGCTATACGTTTTTCCATGAGTGCTGTTTCCGATTCTATCTTTATCAATTTCTGTTTTGCTTTAGCTTTCCTGGTTTCTACCAAACCGCCGACAATATTGCCAGCAAGACTGAAAAGCGGCTTTATCAATAAATTCAACATTTTTCGACCTCTATAAATCGATTCTAAGAGCCGTCAGCACTGTAGGTTAAGGTTTAGTACCTACCTAAAATGTGGGGTTCAGCTAAGAATCGGTACTCTCTTGCATTAAGGCATTTTCATATATCGAAGATAAAATCTTCTCGTATATTGGCCTATATTCTTCCAGGGTACTGAATTGGTAACCTAACTTTACTCGTTCAGTTCTGTCCAGGTCGTAAGCTTCTTGTAACTGTTCCTCTGTATAAAGGACAGCCATCATCAAAAGACCTGCGTTGCTAATATAGACCCCATGCCTACCACTAAAACCGCCAAGGCAGCTTTTAACTGTAAATTGATTGCTTTTACTTCGCCTTCGATTCCTTCTAATCGGCGATAGTTTTCTTGCCATCTTTGATGGCATTCTGCGTTATGCGCTTGTAAGTCGCTATGCACAGAAGCGACTGATGGTTTACTCGCTGTTGTCGCTTTCTTCTTCATCTGCTTTTTCTTCTTCTTTTTCTTCTTCTTTAAGAGATGTGACCAGGCGAGATTCAAAATTGTTTAAAGCTTCTTGCAGCTGCTCAAATTCTAATTGATGCCTGGACTGTTTGTTTTTTAGATCTACGATTTGAACATATAGTCTTTGTTGATCTGGATCCAGGTCTGCAACCTTAATCTCTTGATCATCCATCATAATGATTTGTTCTTTCTGATCTGACATATAAATACCTCTTTGTTTATAAAAAAGATATTGAGAAAGGTTAGGGTGTCAATCAGATTGTCAGATAATTAGCCAGGCAGTTCTTGAGAATCAATTATTGACCTGTTCCTGATTCTGCATCCATCATATCTTGATATGCTTTTTTTACTTCATCAGTCCATGTAGCGTTTGCAATAGCTTGTACTTTTGCATCTTCAGCAGATATATCTGCATCTTTCCATGTATCGCCATCCCTAACGCTAGGAACTACGCTATGCCTGTGAAAAGACCTGTTTAGTTCTACACCATCTTCTTTTATTACGGTTGCTGTTCTAACAGAAATTATTGAACTTTCGGAAACTTCAATCTTATCTACCACTATTTCTTTTGTTATTGTTGACATAATTTTACCTCTATTCTGTGTAATACGATCCTGTTACTAACAAAGCTGTAACTCGCCCATCTCCGTAGTTTCTAGCATACATATTTGCGTTAGTAGTTTGCGCGCCAGTACTACCATCAACTTGATGAAAATATATAAATCCTGGATTAGAGTTTTTCATCACATGCGGTCTTAAATCTTGAGTATCTACAGTTCCAGAGTAACCTATTGCACCAACAGGATAAGTCTCATTTGTTACCGAACTTGTGTTAAAAGGTACAGAAATTTCAAAACGATTGCTGTTGTTTACAAAAGATAAAAGCAAATAAACATAGTAATGAACAACATTACCTATCTTTGTATATTTAGCACTATAGATTGTACTTATAGTGCCGCCATTAAGCGTTGGTGTCCAATAACCTTCTTCATAATCATCTAAGGCATTTGCGGCTGCTGTGTCAGAGCCAAAACAAATACCGCCATCAGGATGTATCATTAATTTTTGTGCAGGAGTAGCATTAGATTGACCAACTTTAAAAGACACTCTGCCATTTTCTCCATCAGCTTCAGTAATAAATCCAAAAGTTTGACCAGAGCCATTAGTTCCGTCTATTCTTAATTCTCTTTTTGCATCGTTTCCTGATGCTCCTATATGTAAATTAGAAGTAGGAGAGCTTTGTAAAATTCCTACTCGCTCTGATGAGTCAATAGTTATCGCAGTCGCATTGCCATTATCGACAACGCTAGGGGTACTGCTTAACTCGATTGGTGTCTTAGTTGTCATTATTCACCACCTTCTAAAGTTGTTATTCGGGCTTCTAGTTCTTGTATTGTTTTAACCAATAATGGAACTAATTTACTATGGTCTATACCTTGCATTTTTGGTTCGCCTTCTTTACCTAAACTATTAGCTTCATCTTGTGCAGTATAAACAGCATCTTTTTCACCGTTTACCGCTATAGGTACAATGTCTGAAACTTCATGTGCTAAAAAACCATCAAAAGTTGTATCGGCATCAGTTATAAAATTAAATCTAGTAGGTTTTAATTGTTTTAATCTTGAAGTTGCATCCCAATCGTAACTAACATTTTCTTTTAACCTGTAATCTGAAGATGTATCGTAAGCTGTTGTCGTGCCTGAAGTTCTTATTCCACCAACTTGCCCATTCGCATTTAAAAATTCTATCATCGGATAGTTGACTGTGTGTGGTACTTGGTTTCTTTGTATACCGTAAAGATGCAAATCTCTAGCTGCTGTCGTGCCTGCAATAGCGACTCCGCCCCCTGATGTCACACGCAATCTTTCAGTATTAGAAGTTTTTAAAATTAGATTATTTGCGCCTACAGAATTCAAAGTTATATCACCGTTTCCTTGCAGTATAGTTTCTGTAGAAGCGTGAAAATTAATTAATCTAAAAGCACTATTATAATTATCAACTCTAGCTGTTTCAGTTCCGCTTATTTGTAGTGACAATGAGGCTAATGAAGAATTATTACCTATAAAGTTGCCAGACGACCTTATATTTCCTGTAACGTCAATAACATTACCTGAAGGGTTCATAGTAACTAAATCAGAACCACCTATTTTAATATCTATCTGGTCATCCGTATCAGCCGTAATGGTCGTATCACCATCGGCATCGAGAATCATCTCGTTACCGTTTAAATCTATTAGTGATGCTTTAGTTGTCATTAGGGAGTGTCCTCAATTACTCTGTCAGCTAAACTTTCTACTAATTTTAATTCGTAGGCTTGATCTATTTGTGCATCAATGCCTGTTGCAATAGCTATAGAATTAGCGTTGCAATGATCTACAAGTTTAGCGATTATTTCTTTTTGTGCTATTTCTGCTCTCACAGTTATAGCGTTTTCAACCCAAGACTGTATGTCTGCCATAACAGTTTTTGCACATTTTTCTTGAGTGTCCGTAAGTGTAAATTTTATTTCCATAATATTATCCTAATAAGTACCCACCAAAAGTCATATAATTTTCATTTGCATAAGAGCTATTGCCTGAGTCTGCTACATAATAAATATGAACAGTATCACTTGCTGCCAAAGCAAGTATGTCTGTCCTTGTTCCGTTACCATATTGACTTGCAGGAGTGTCTATCCTAAGTTGTGTGCTACTTAGGTATTCAGCATCATTTTTGTATAGTTTAAATCTATAAACGTCATCGTTTATACCGCCTATAGCTGACCAATAAAATATATAATTACCAGCAACAGGAGCAGTAAACTTACCAGTTGAATTGCTATAACTACTACCTACATTTAATCTTACATTTGGATAAACAAGATTATTACCACTAGCTACCGAAGCATTCCCAGCGTAATCTGCGATAAAAACAGGTTGTGAAGGTTTGAATACGATACCGTCGTGGTCTATGGTCATGGCATCAGAAGTTGAACCGTTAAAAGTTCTAAAAATTAAATCTGTATGACCTGATGAGTTTATTCTTTTTGCAGCTATTTGTGCTGATTTAGTAGAATCAGTTGAAGTTGTTTTTAATGTTAGTGTAGCTATACCATTAGTGCCTGTTGAGTTTTCTAAAGTAAGTAGTTCAACTTCTCCAGAATCATCAGACTTAACATGAAGCTGACCTTCAGTTGCTTCAATACCAACACCCACCTTTCCATCTGACCCCACGACCATGCGTTCATTTCCGCCAGTATCAAACCTAATCTTATCTTCATCAGTACTTTCTTCTAACTGAATCTTAGTGTCACCATCTGCATCTTCAAAAGTTGCAATAGCAACATTGTTGAAAGTTATACATTCAACTGCTACACCTGTGGCTGGTGCTGTACCAAAAGTAAGCGTACTGCCTGAGATTGAATAAGTTGATTTGTGTTGCACAACTCCGTCAAAAGTTACAAATGTTTGATTCTCTGATGATGGGGTAGTGCTTAGTGCTAATGTTGTATCTGAACCGTCACCAGTCATTGTGTCAATCGAAGGTGCAGTGCCTAAAATACCGCCCTCTAATTGAAAGACTTCTATGACTCTACCGTTGACAGGTGCAGTTGCAAAAGTAAGGGTAGTTCCTGAAACTGTATAAACATTATCTGCCTGATAAACACCGTCTATAAATACAATAAGACCATCTTCGTTAGTCATGCTTGTAGATAGCGTGAAGGCTGTGGTTGAACCATCGCCTGCAAAAGTATTCTTAGCAAACGTAGAAGAACTGCCAACAGAGCCAGATGCACTAGAAGCTATGGTTATCGAGTCGCTACTAGCATCTGTAGTCAGAGTGATATTGCTACCAGCAACCAAAGTAAGTGTATCTGTCGTTGCATCTGCAACTACGTCAGATTGACCTGATACTGAAATCGTTGAGAATAAATTTTGTGAGCCACCACCACCAGAACTTGCGAATGTTATTGAGTCACCACTGGCGTTTGTGGTGATGGTCATATTAGATCCAGCCACTAAAGTAAGTGTGTCTGCTGCTGCATCTGCGACTACATCGCTTTGACCAGATACAGATATTGTTTTAAATGCTTCACTTACTGAGCCACCGCCTGTAACACTAAAATCTAACGTACCGTCAGAGTCATCATAAGTTACAGTTATGTTACTTTCTGTGTTACCAGTAACCATGCCGCCCACTACATCCTGTATAGCTTCTTCAAGCGAGATATCGGCTGTACCATCAAAAGAAACACCCTGTATAGTTCTTGCAGTTGCTAACGCTGTAGCTGTGGCCGCATTTCCTGTTATGTCTGACGATGTTAAAGCAAGCGTTCCTGTGGTAGCCGGTAACGTAACTGTTACATTACCTGAATATGCTGAGTGTGCTGCTGCTTGCAATCTGCTGTAATGTGCATTTGACGATTCACAATAAAAGTCTATATAAGATTGAGTACCACCATTTTTAATTGCTATAGCACCCTGGCTTATTTGTACGCCGTTTGTAGATCCACCGCCAACACCTAAAGAAGTTGTAATCTCTGTAGCTGCTGGTAAGCCAATAGTTATTGTTCCTGAACTTTCTGCTACTTCTACTTCGTTAGAAGTGCCTGAGAATGTAATAGTTCCGCCAAGTGCTGTTGCCGTTGTATTGCTTCCATCACTAACTGTAATTGATGAGTTAGCTAATTTAGAGTTTGCAATAGAGCCAGCTAACATAGCATTTGTTACACCTGATGCTTTGACATTTAAGGTATTGTTTAAGGCTGATACTTCTATAGAGCTGTCATCTACGCCTACAGATAAATCTATTGTTCCATCACTATCTTCATAAGCAACCGTAATACCCGATTCAGTATTAGAACTGAACATAGATCCCACGGTGTCTTGTATTTCTTCGGACAACGAGATGTCCGCCGTCCCATCAAATGACACACCATGTATTGTCCTGGCAGTTTCCAGGGCAGTAGCCTGTGCAGCCACGCCAGAGTAATTGCTGTTAATACCTAAATTAGTTAAAGCATTAGTTTTTTCTGTGCTTGAAAGTCCCTGGTTATTAACGTCAATTCTTAACCTGTTGCCCAGGCTTGTTGCTGTCGTTGTAGAAAAGTTTGCATCGTCACCAAGTGCAGCTGCAAGTTCATTTAAAGTGTCCAGGGCAGAAGGGGCAGAATCAACAAGATTAGCCACCTGTGTGCCCACATAACTCTGCGTTGCATAAGAGTTTGTAGTCAAATAAGAAGCTACTCTTGCATCTGTGTAATACAGATTAGAAGATCCTTCGCCGATATTATCTGTATCTAAAGTTAAGGATCCACCTAAAGATAATGATTGAGAATTAAGAGTTACTGAACTATTAGCCAATTTAGAATTAGCTATGGATCCTGCTAGTTGAGCATTTGTAATTGTGCCAGTTAAGCTGCTTGTAGGATAATTAGTAGCGTCACTTAAATCAAAGGCTGGCGTTGCATCCGAAGCACCTAAAGCTAAAGATATACCACCATAAGAAACGCTAGAGTTTGCTAATTGTGTATTGGTAACACCGCCTGATTTTATTGTTACTGCACCAGATGAAACATCAAAATCTGCACTGGCAAAAGAAGCTAAACCTTTGTTTGATGTTGTTGCGTCTTCTCCAGCTATTGTAATTGTGTTGTTAGATACTGTTGTATCTATACCTTCGCCACCAGTGAATGTGACCGTTTCTGCTAGATTTACAGTGTCATTGGATCCAGAATCAGCGGCTATAACTATTGTATTTCCAACCGATGAAAAAGATAAAGTACCAGATCCGTTTGTCGTCAAAACCTGGCCATTTGTACCGTCTGAAACGTTTAACTGAGTAATACCTATGGAATTACTTTCAATTAAATCAGAAGGTATCTTAGTCAGAGCCATAGCCAATCATGCTATTGTTCTTTTTGTTTCTTGCAACAATCTGTTAATCAGGCTTAGTTGGAAAAACTATATCTGTGATTTCGGCCTTGTCTGTGTATTCTCCAGGCAAATCTCTAAGTTGTTGTCTGTAAGTTGCCCACTCTTGTTTTTTGCTATCTGATAAAGGAGAGTCAGGCATTTGTGTCCAATCGCTAGACTTTAGCCTGGCATTTCTTTTATCTCTTAAATATTGCATTGTAGTTTTTAAAACTGTTAGCTTGTCATTTCTAAATGTTGCTGTACTCATTAAACACCTAAACCGTAAACTAAAATTGATGCGTCACTGATTCCTTTATTACCTGACCCATAATCATCTATTGCCATCAACATATAAGCAAAATATTGAGAACTACCGTCTGCATCGAATTTATCAGATAAAGCTATTGGATTACCTGCCAAAGAACCTTCATTAAAAACACCAGTTTGCACATCAAAGTTTGCAGAATTAGAACTTAGATAACCTGTAGCAGAACTTGTCTTTCTGACCAGCAAAACTACAGCAGTATCTTCATCACCACCAAAACTACCTAGTGGCTGTCCTTGTGCAGTCACTATATATTCTTTAGTCCCAGAAAACGCTGGCGTTGTCCATGTCACGCTAGTTATAAGCGTCATATATTTGCTGTTGTAAAAATGCGGTGGATTAGAAGCAAACCAAGTTGATAAAGTATTTTCTGTATCTGTATCGTTAGATAAGTTAGTCACGTTTATACCTGCTGAACCTGTTATGTTACCAGCAGTACCGCTAACAGCTTTACCTGCAACATTCAAAGAATTTGCTGACAATTTATCAGCAGTAAGATCAACAATAAATGCGTTATCAATTATTACGCTACCGCCTGAAACCGTAAAAGGTGCTGTTGTACTTGTAGAATTGTTCGTGATCTGAAATGTATCTGCTCTAAATTTAATTATAGACGTTGGGTTTGTACCAGCTTGAGCATTAGATTCTAAAATCATTTGTGAAACTGCACCGTTAGCATCAGTTTGTAAAACAAAAGAAGATGAAGCATTACCTTGTAAATCTGTCGTGGCAGTCTGCAAGCTTGTGACGCTTGAACTAATGTTATTGACACTTGTGTTCAAGGTAGTGATTGATGATGCGTTTGCGCTTACGTTTGTGTTTGTAGATGTTATTGATGTATTAAGTTGCGTGACTGCTTGAGCGTTTGCAGTTACCCCAGTATTTGAATCATTGACCGTAGACTGCAAAGCAGCTACGTTGACTTGTAGCGTGCCTATATCGCTTGTGTGTGTTGGTATTGTATTCAAAGCAGTACTGACTGCTGATTCTAGTTTCGCTTGCGTTATTGACGTATCAACAACTTTTGCTGCATTAATAGAAGAATCTGGAATATCGTATTTAATTTGTACTGGACTTTGTGAATTTGTAAAAGTCACTGTTGCTGGTTCTGATTCAAAACCAAAAGCATTGATAGCAGACACTTCTCCTTTATAGCCATCATTAATTCTTATGTTGGTTAGATCTATACTTGTTTCATCGGTTATGGTTGTGTAAACAACTCCTTCAACTTTTTCAGGCATTAAAACAAAATGCACTTTAGTACCAGATGAAATGCTTTCGTCAAAGGTAACAGTTATGCCGTCTATTGCCGATGCAATAGAAAAGGCATCTGCTTTTTGATAACCGCCACCAATAAACACCAACATATTATCTACGGCAAATATTGGATCTATATTGAACGCTGTTTGTCCTGTTGAAGTAACCGATAAGACTTCGATACCATCGTCCATAAAGACTTCAACTAAAGAAGAATTAGGCGGAGCAGCATCAAAAGTGAGGGTTTTGCTTGAAGTGTTAAAGGCAAAAGATTCTGGTGCCTGATATACGCCGTCTATGAACGCAACAATATTTGCAGTAGTCAGGCCAGAAAGGGCGGTGTTAAAAGTAAAAGCAGCTGTGGATCCATCTCCTGTTGTCGCAAACAGTTCATCAAATGGATATTTAAGAGCAGATAGATCTTTGCCGCTGATACCTGCCTGGCTATAAGTAAACGTACCGTCAGCAAAACTGTAATTTGTAGAAGCTATGTAACCCGCTTCCAGGAAGGACATAGTTTGATTAGATATTGAGTCGCCAATTATTTTATAAGTCGTATCGACTGTTGTTG